GCCATAATTTGCACTTAATATATCTTCATTAACTGTAATAAAAAATTTATTATTTTTATTAATTTTATCAGTTGTATCAGGTGCATCAATTGTATCAATTCCATTTAAACTTTTTAAATAAAATGAATCCAAAAATGGTAAATAAACCGTTCGAATATCCCCAACATAATGGGATACTATTGATAATTTTTTTTTTCTTCCTACAATTATAACTGTTGAACACACTTTATCTAACAAATTTGCTAATTCATATGAAGCATTTCCTCCTCCAATTATCATAACTGTTTTATTTTTATATTGTTGTATATTTTTAATAAATTCATTTTTGTTTAAATCAGCATAATGTTTAATATAACGTTGTTTGGGAGTAGTAAAATTATTAGGGTAAATTGGTTTAGATAACCCACTAGCCATTATCAATTTTTTACATTTATATGTATTTATTTCAGTAACAATCTCATATGTATAATCTAATATATTTATTTTGTTGATAACATTTACACTTTCATTAAAATTAATTTTTATATTAAATTTTTTAGCAAATTCATTTAAATAATTATATAAGTGTTGAGCTTCTGGATAAAGTTCATCAGTTATATCTGTAAATAAAAATTGTTCATCGTTTAATAAAGAATTCCAGTCGTGTCTTAAATTAAAATCTGGGTTCGTTTCACCTGTATATTTTTTATTAAGAGATATCAATTTATTGCTAACAGGATATTTATTAAAAAATTCTCCACAAGACTGATTTTTTTCTAAAATTAAATAATTAATGTTATTTTTTTCAAAATAATATGCTAATTGTAACCCTGCAGGACCAGCCCCTACTATAATATTGTCATATTCCATATATTGTATATATGAATTATGTCTTTATATTATTATCTTAATTAAAATAAGTAATTAAATATATAGTATTATATTATAAAAATGCCAGGTGGATATATGAATCTTGTTTCAACAGGACAACAAAATATAGTTCTTAATGGAAATCCAGAAAAAACATTTTTTACTTCTACTTATCGTCAATATACTAATTTTGGGTTGCAGAAATTTAGACTTGATTATGAAGGTAGCAAAACATTACGACTTAGTGAAGAATCCACATTTACCTTTAAAGTCAAGCGTTATGCGGATTTATTAATGGATTGTTATTTATCAGTAGCTTTACCAGATATATGGAGCCCAATATTTCCACCACAACAAGTTACCGAAGAAACAAACGCACAAGGTCTTGGAAATGTTGAACAATGGGCCCCTTATGAATTTAAATGGATTGAAAATATTGGTGCCAAAATGATTTCAAAAATTAGCATTACTTGTGGTAATTATACATTACAAGAATATTCAGGGAATTATTTATTAGCCGCAGTACAACGGGATTTTAGTGGTCAAAAAAAAGAACTATTTAATAGGATGATAGGCCAAGTTCCTGAATTGGTAGACCCAGCAAATGCGAATTCTCGTATCAATTCTTATCCAAATGCTTATTATACTGACGATTTAGCAGGTCCAGAACCATCTATTAAAGGAAGGATTTTATATATACCACTAAATAATTGGTTCAGTTTAAAATCACAAATGGCCTTTCCATTAACGTCTTTACAATATAATGAATTACATATTAATGTTACATTTAGACCAATAAATCAATTATTTACAATTCGTGACGTATATGATGCAACTAATAATTATCCTTATATTGCCCCAAATTTTAATGTATGGTATATGCAATTTTATCGTTTTTTACAACCACCCCCAGATGTATCCATTGATATAAATTCATATTCAGACCAAAGAACATTATGGAATACAGATGTGCATTTAAATTGTACATATTGCTTTTTATCAAATGAAGAACAAACCAAATTTGCATTACAAGAACAAACATATTTAATAAAACAAGTTCATGAGAGAATTTTTCCAAATGTAACTGGTCCAAATAAAGTAGAATTAGATTCATTAGGTATGGTTTCTAATTGGCTATTTTATTTTCAAAGAAGTGACGCGAATTTACGAAACGAATGGTCAAATTATACAAATTGGCCATATAATTATTTACCTTTAAATGTTATACAAGCACCTACAACAGGGTCTTATATTGTTTATAGAACAACTAGTAGTGGATTAACACCCGTAGAAATAGGTCCTGGTGTTAATCCTGATGGAACATTAACAGGTCTAGTAATTAACCAACCATATAATCCTCAAAATAATAAATTAATATTAGTAGCAATGGGAATTCTTCTTGATGGTTCTTACAGGGAAAATATTCAACCCGCTGGTGTATATGATTTTATTGAAAAATATACAAGAACGACAGGTAATGCTCCACCAGGATTATATTGTTATAATTTTTCTATTCATTCAAATAATGATAATTTGCAACCATCAGGTGCAATGAATATGAGTAGGTTCAATCAAATAGAATTAGAATTTACGACAATTATTCCGCCGTTGGATCCTTTGGCTCAAAGTTTAACTATATGCGACCCTGAAACAGGGGCAATTATAGGCATAAATAAACCCACATGGAGAATTTATGACTATAATTTTGATTTATATTTATTTGAAGAACGCATTAATATGGTTAATTTTATTGGTGGAAATGTTGGATTAATGTATGCTACATAATTATTTTCATAACCACCCTTTTTACATTTATTGTTATTATAAGGGCAATATATTTGTAAAACTTCAATATTATTTATATTATTATACTTACATTTACACCCTTGAAGATTTAATATTGAAATGCTTTTAGACCCTTAAAGATATAAAATAACACCTTAATATTTTTTTGTTTTTCTAGATTTTCTATGTTTTACATATTTTTTAAATGTTTTTTTATGCATATTTTTACCCCCATACAATGCTCCATCATTTTCCAGTTCTTCTTCTGAAACACCATCATTTAAAGATTCATTATGCAATTTTTCTATTTTTGATTTAGAACCTATGCCTATATCACACATAACACCAACAATTACTTTATTTCCATTAAAAGCCCTAATTTTTCCTAGTCTTCTGTACGACGCGGGTCTTTTCGTGTCTTTCATAAATATAACATCACCAACTATCATATCTAGTTCAATTTTATATTGTTCAGCACAAACACAAAGATATTGTGTAGAATATACCTTTAAAATTTTAAATAAAAGTAAATTGTCTATTATATATATATTTTTCTCGCTTTACTTATTTTTTTAATTAGTTTATCCATAATTTTTTTTAATTGTCTAGCATCATTCATTAAATTTATATATTTTTATGTCTTTCTTGTCTTTCTTTATGTCTTTTTTTCATCATCTGTTAAACTATCTAAATTAATCAAACTATCTACCCATATAAGTTGTTGTACTGGATGATTAAAATGCAAATTCATAATATATATATTTAATATATTATTTCAGAAAAATATAGAAATACTTCAAAGGTGTAAATACTTATAATTATACTAATTTTGTAAAGACGAATTAGAAGCAGGAGGAGTTGTCTCATAGAATTGACCAGTTGCCGAAATAGACATTGGGTATTTTGGTTCGAAATTAGGCAACTTACCTTGACTTGCAATTGGTATTGCATTTGACACACCTTGACTATATTTATCTGCGGATTCTCTTTTTTTATTATATAATTCTAATCCTTTATTAAAAGACTCTGTCCATAAATCTAACCCTTGATATGGTCTTTTTATTTGAGCATCTTTTGAATCAGGATATATTTGAGCAAAATCAGCGTTATGATTATTATAACCAGTTGTTAAAGGGCTATATTGTAATCCTTGTTGACTTAATTTACCACCAGCGTCGTAAGGTGGAACTTCTTTTGTGACACATTCATTCTGTTGTTTTGGTCCAGGATTACAACCATGACAATCTATATCTGAGGTACATTGCTCTCCTGTTAATAAACACGTTGCTTTTGGACCACAGAAATTCTTACAACTAACAGGATCGTTTATTGGTAAATTAACAGTATGACTATATAAAGGCGAATTTATATCATTATAATTTATTACGGCATCTTTTGGATATGGAATTACTTTTTGTGAATATTGTTCAAAATCGGTTAGGCCTTCTACTATTTTTAAACGGTTACATGATAAAGAACCATATTTTATTACTATCCAAAATAAAAATAAACTAACAAATGTATAAAGTATTGTATATTTATAATTTAATATC